GGCGGCGGATTTGACGGCCGTGCCAGCAACCACAGGGATGAGGTTGATGGTCTGAGCGTCATCGGTGTCGGTCAGGTCGTTGTGGTCGAGGATGACCTTGTGCGTGTAGCCGAAGGCGGCTTTGGTTTCTGCGGGCAGTTCGTAGACTTTCATAGTTTTCGATTATTCCTTAGTTAAGGTTGCTACTAGGAAGTCGCGGCGAACTCGCCGAGGCCCTTCGGGTTCCAGCACACCAACGCGGCAATCGCATCAACGAGGCCACGCGGTCCACCACCTTGGTCTTCCAACTCTTGGAAGCGGGGGCGACGGCCATACCGGGACTCCAACATGTCCATGTTGAGGAGGTAGCCACGGGCCGACTGAACGGCAGCGGCTGCGTCCTTCGCATTGAACAAGGTCGGCACCAAATTGATCGTGCCGAAGTCGCCGATGTAGGTGTCCACCGTGCTGATGACCGTGCGGTCATTGAGCGAAGCGGTGTATTGACGGGTGCTCAGAGCGGTGTTGCTGCCGCTGGAGTAGCGGGTGAACTCGCTGAAGCGCTTCTTGAGGTTCGGGCCAGTGACCAGATCCATCGTGTCGATGGTGCCAGTCTGCTCGTAGACGCTCTGAAGAACGGCGGCGACATCGCTCTCGGTGAGAGAGGAGGTAGCAGTCGTGTTGATCGAAGCGGACGGCGTGCGGAACGACGCGGGGACGGGCAGGTCGGTCTGAGCCGAGCTGGAAATCCACGAGCCGAGGCCGCGAGTTTTATAGGGGTTGGTGCCGCTCTGCTCTTGCGAATCGTTGCTGGAGCAGAAGGCGCTTTCCATGTCGCGCTTCAGTTCGATGAGGGCGCGGGAAACGCCGCGAGCCATTTCCTTCTTTTTGCCAACGCCAGCGATGTTGTCCACGTTCTGCGCAAAGTCATCGACTTTGATCGAACGGCGGAACTTCTGGGCGCGGCCGGAAAGGAGGACGCGGTTTTTGGCGGGATCGTCGAACGAGGTAACGTCGGCGTTGGTGAGGACACCGTCGAAGGACGGGTCATTATAGCTGTCGGCCTGCCATGAGAAGACAGAGCCATTGGAGAGATCCGAGCCGGCTTTGATGCGGGAAGTGACAGGCGTGTTTTTCTGGTCGATGACCGAGATCACGTCAGCCAAGTCCTCGCGCAAGCCCGCTGGAGCGGGGTGAACAAGACCTTGTGACATTGTATTTAAGTTTTCTAAGTGATTGGGTTTATCCGATCAGCTCTCCCACCAAGTTCTCGATGTCCGTCATGGAACCGCTTGATTTGAAGAACCGATTTTTCGCAGCCGTAGAGCTGCCTTTTGTGGCAGAGCGGGGCGCGCTAACGGGCTGGACGGGTGTGACGGTTTTCTCTTTCTTCGCGGACACGGATTTTTGCGCCTTGGTCTTGGCGGCTTCGGCTTGCTGCTTTTGCATGAGGGCCTGCTCGCCGTAGAGCGCGAGGCCGATCCAGTATTCGTGCTGGGGCAGCTTGAGGAGATCGGGCGCCTGTTTGACCGTCGCCTTGTAGGCTTGGTTGAGCGGCGTTCCCTCCTTGAATATATCGGGGAACATCGTCTTGGCGGCTTGCACCGCCGGCTCACGTTGGGCCAACCATTCCTTACGAGCAGGAACGTGGATGGTCAGGATGTCGTCAGCTTTGACGAGATAGTCCTTAACCTCCGCTGCCTCGATGAACTTCTCGGTTCCATCGGGCTGCCTGATCGTGGTGCCATCCGTATTCTGAAGCGCCCACCGGCGAACCGCTTGGGCATTTTGGATGCGCTGTTGAAGGGCCTCGTCACTGTCCACATCGGCCAACGGGTTGTCGGCCGTAGGGGTGAGAACGGGGCGGGAGGTCTGGTTGAGCTGGGCTTCTAGGTCCGCCTTGGCGGTGCGTAGTTGCTCCAGTTCGGCGCTGGCAGCTTGGGCCTTTTCTTCAGACTCGCGCTGTTTTGCAACGAGCTTATCAATCCTGCGCTGAACCTTGTCCTTCGTAACCTCCTCGCCAGCAGGTTCTTCTGCGGCGGCGTCCTCGCTATCCTCGGGTTCTTCGGCAGAATCGGCTTCAGTCGCCGGCTCCTCCTCGGTGTCTACTTCTTCAGCGGAATCCTCAGATTTCTCCTCTGGCTCCTCTGTTGTGTCCGTGTTGTCAGAGATCGTCTTGTCAGCGGACTCGTCTTTGGCTTCCTCGGGCTGACGCTTAACGCCCAGCTCGGCTAGTGCCATAGAAACTACATCGTCCGCTCCCGCCGCTGTCGCGGCCACATTGTCTGTCGCCATAGGATAAAACCCCTAAGAGGTGCGCCAAACGTCTGGGGGGAACCGGGACGTTAGAACCGGAGTGAAGCGTGATACGCCTCTCTATTACTACAAATAGCACACAACCGCACACATGTCAAGACATGCGCTGTGTCAGGCAAAAATCGACAACAGCTTCCGCACTAAACGCCACAGGCTGACACGCCCCGCAGGGCGAGTCGGCGCATGCCGCTCGTAAAAGCCAATGCCTCCATAGGGACTATAAACAATCCCGTTGTCAGGTATCTTAAACACAAAGCTCCACCTCCTTTCATCATACTTCTAATGAGCAAAATTTATGCCTACCTACCGGACCTTCGCCGCTTCGGCCCTAGTCGCTTCTAGGTAGTCCCACAATTCCACCAGCGCATTGAGCTGGCCGTTGGCGTGGGCGAGTAGGCCGGGGTCTTTGGCGGTGGCCATATTGCTGGCCAAGGCCACGCCGTCCGCGATGCGGTCTTGCAGGGCGACCATGACGGCACGCCAGCAGGGCGGGGCTTGGTCGCGGGTGAAGGCGAGGGCGCCTTTGAAGTCGAACTCTTCGTCTTCAGAAACGGGGTAGCGGTCGATGGGGATGGTTTTGGTTTTTTGCGTGAATAGCATAATTTTTAAGCTGTTTGTGTTCGGGGTTCTTGAATGGCGAATGCAGTCGATTGACTTGCTTAACTCGTCATTTGTGATGTTTTGTGCGGGTGAAAGTGGGGTAACTCGTCATTTGTGACGCCTTATATCCAGAAAGGATACATGGCCCTGTTGGCTACAATGACGTGCGGGCCGCACTCGCGGCAGATGGGGCCGAGTTGTTCGTCCACGCCATGGATGTCTTCGATACGAAGCTGCTTGGAACACACGCCACAACGCGGCGGCTCTTTGCTGCGGCCTCGCCATGGGCGGACGCGCGGGGGTGGGGGAACTGTGCCGCTTGGCGCCATTAGTAACTCCCGCCTCCACGCGGGCGCAGGATGTCGCCCTCGACGTTGTTGCAGCCGGAAAGCACAAGCATGCGGACGAGGTCAGGGAAATCCTTGCTACTGCCCTTGTTCCCGTCAGCGCCAGTCCACTCCTTCATGCACCAGATTAGGTTCTGGCAATTCTCGCTGATGTAGAGCTTGGGCTGGTTCAGTGCGTCGAGCGGCTTCTGTGTGTTGTAGTGCAGCCAGTCGTTGATAAGCCCGACACCTTCATCAATCGTGTCGCCGGGGGCGGCAGAGAAGTCCATGCCGAGATCACTCATTTCTTCGATCAGCGTGGTCGGCCGCTCCTTGGCCAAGGTCTGCGCATTGCCGTAGCGTGAATCCATCCATCTCTCAAAAATCCTTTCGCCCTTTTCGACGCTCTTGATTTCCTCGATGTATCGCTCCAGCCCGAAGCCAAAGTCTTTCTGCGCGGGGCCTTGGCGTCCGTCCGCCTTCTTGCCATCCGGCTCGGCCCACATGCCGGGGTAGCCGACGCCTTCGACATACTCGTTTGGGCAGGGCCACTCCCGATAGATGAAGCAGCGGTTGGCGTTATCGAACAGCGCCCAGATCATGGCCCAGTTGCGCGCGGAGCAGGGGTCTATGAATTGGTAGCGGGTGCCCTCCTTGGGAATCCACTCATGCTTGATGACGTGAACCTTGTCGTTGAATAGCGGGAAGCGGTTGTTGATGGATCGGGTCGGGACGCCATACGCGCGGCAGAGGATCTTCTCGCGCGTCTCGTTGCGTAGCTCCTGCTGCATGCGCTCCCAGCCGGCCCACGGATTGTTCTTGGTCTGAAAGTAAATGATCGGCCGGCCCTTGCGCCCCGTCTGGACGATGGGCACTTTCTCGTAGCCCACGATGACCTTCTCGCCTTTGTTGTCCTCAAACTTGGGCAACAACTCCGCATCGCATTCCTCCACGTTGCGGGCGCCGGTGAGGTAGTCTTTTACCGTGGGCGAGTAGCCTTCGATGGGGGTGAAGGTGACGATGAGCACACCGTTCCTGTCGAGCAGACGGAAGCGCAAGGTCTCCAAAAAATCCAGCGGCACCAACTCGTCGCACCATGCTATGTCAATCTCGCCGCCTTCGATGGTGCTGATGTCCTGTGCGTAGTTGCGGAAGATACACTGGCTGCCATTCGGTGCGACGAACTTGTTTTCGGTAAAGCCCCCCTTGACCGAGTAGGTGATGTTCGTGACCGTGCCCTTGCGCGCCTGTCGCCAGTCGGCCGGCAGATATTTGAAGACGCGGGGTTGCATCATCTCAATGCTGTTGGGGGCGGTGGTCTGAAAGCACCACGCGACGGATTGCTTCTTGTGGTATAGGCGGTGGATCACCTCGCGCGCGGCCCACTCCGTTTTGCCGGACCTGTTGCCGCCCATGACGAGCAATTCGCGGTTGTCCTCCAGTAGCTGGCTGGCCTTGTTCCAGATCGGTGGGCGGTAGCCGTAGCGGT